ATCGATGGTAAACTTGGTATCGATGGTAAACTTGGCATCGATGGTAAATTTGGTATCGATGGTAAACTTGGCATCGATGGTAAATTTGGCATCGATGGTAAATTTGGTATCGATGGTAAACTTGGTATCGATGGTAAACTTGGCGTTGATGGTAAATTTGTATATGTAGGCATATTTTTTATTATGCTAAAGATTGATCTATTACGTCAGACAATAAAACGGTCAATTCGGCAGGAGATAATGTCTCTCCAAATTCCTCTAATATATCGTTCATAGAAGACTCTATTTGAGATTCTGCTGCACTCACAGTTTCGTCATCAAATACAGCATCCAATCTTCTGCTACGACCTGTCCAACCGCCAGGAATTCCTGAAACCCCGATCTCACTGTCAATATTTTCTATTGAAACAGGATTTACTCCATCGGTTATAGACTTTCCATTTGCTCCTGTCGCATATCCACCTCCTGTTAAAAATACTCTTCGGCTTAAACAGGTATGTAATCGATCACGCAACGCACGGAGTTCTTGTAATTGAACAGGAACTTGAGTGTCTGATGGAGACGCTTCACCAGAATGAGAATGCGAATGTTCATAGTGATGAACGTGTTCTTCTAACCAACAACATAAATCATATAACCAATCCACCGTTGTTTGACCTAATAACGCTGGTTCATTGGTATTATTATATTCGCCTAAATAAATCGCGGGCGAATTTATCACAGTTTTTTGATTTGTAGTCAATACAATTTGATCGTGCGCGTCCACGGTGTATTCACTATCCGTGGTTATCATATATCTTTTCTTTGAAAAATGCATGGTTTCGTTAAACCTAGAAGCAAAAATTAATCTATCACTATGAATCACAATTTGATCTTGATTAAAGACTGGAGTTTTAAATTTTGTAGCTTCCGACGGAATAAACTTTAACTGTTCTTCTTGTTTATCTGTTGAAAAATATTTTTTATAACAAGTGGTTCTAAACTTTGAAACAGTAAGTCCGCTAGTTATATGAATTGATGAACCATCGTTATTAATATCTTCAATCATGTATCCGCCCACATTTTTTTCATTTAATGAAGAAGAAATATCCGATATGGTATTTAAAAGTGGATGCAACGTCTGTTTTTTATCTTGCGTTAATGGACGTTGACGATTTCGGATTAATATCATCGGATTTCCGCCACCATGTGTATCTTTACCACTTTTGTAATCAGTATAGTTTCCCTTGTCATTGCTTCTGTTATCATCATAAGATCCCATCCTGATGCTTTGTCCAAATCTACTTTCAAATACACTGTCACCCTCGAATCTTCTTAAATTTCTTATTCTTGAATTAAACCAAAAATAATTACCTAAAATTCCCCTAAAATTTGTTGCTTTAATATCTTCTTTAGAATCCAGTATAGACTCGGGTCCTGTTAATTTTCCTCCCGAATAAGATACATTTTCTACTTTTTTTCCATAACTCGATTCAGTTCTAAAATCGGCCGATGAATTTGCCCAATTCTTTAAATTTATTTTATTAGTATAATATTTTTTACCTAAAATTTCTACCACCTGAACCACTTCATTTAAAAGCGGATATGTGGTAAAGTTATTGTCCATAGGCGAAAACCATGATAAATTTTCTTTTTCTATCTTTTGTTGAGAATAACACAATCTAATTAAGGCAGAACCGATTGAAAGATAATCTAAGTCATCCTTAGATGATTGTTCACCTTTATAATTTATAGGAAGGTTAGATGGAACAGAAATTTTTCCCATTTTTTTAGTTTTGAATAGAGGATGTGAATCGTCTAAAATTATATCTAAAACTACTCCTGGTTCAGATTCAACGAGACCTGGAAAACCTAATGTCTCCGAAGTGTAGTTAGGCTCAGCACCAGGCATATTATAAGACAGAGAATCTGTAGCTAACATAATGATATATCCTTAATTTTTATAGAACTATTATGTCCGGCTTGAATATTTTCCACTTCTCGCATTAATTCTTCTCTTTCTGCATCAGTTATCATGGCTACTGATCCATCGCCACTTTCATTTTGCCTTGATAATATTCTTTGAATAACTGCCGCCAGTTTAACTAACTGTTCGTCATTTTTTACACCCACATCCATATAGTCCTTAATTAAAGGAACTATAATCATAGCATCATTAACCGTCTTAATTAAAGCCCGCAGTTCGCTAATTAATACGTCTAACTGGTCCTTTTTTTCGTTTTGATTAACCACAATCTCTTTACATAAAGAAGAAAATGACTTTCCTTTATATATTTCAATATCTTGTAAATCCATGATGTTTATAAATATATCACATTATCAAGTTTTTTTTCGATTTTTCCATAAGTTTTTACGGTGGGTTATAGTTTTAGCCTTTCCTTTTAATTTTTTACTTATTTTGGATCTTCGGTTTTTTTCAATATCTTCCAGTGGAATTCCTAACGTCCAGCCTTTTATAGAAAAACGTTTTCCTTTCAAAAATAAATGTAACCCGCCACTATCTATGTTATATTTTTTTCTAAAATCGTAAGGAGTTAAAGTCTCTAATATATCAAGATTTTTATTATAAAATGTATACTTTTTATGTATATATCTATAGTTATTCTTTCCCAAGTGAGCAATTTTATTTTTTAAAGTTTGATCCGCCGTTTTGGGTTTGCCATACATATAAGAGTTTGGTCCTTTATTCGCCAAACTTTGTTTTTTTCTAGTCTGTTCGCTTCTGAAAGATTTTCCTGACCAACTTTTGAAATAATTACATAAATTCTCTATTCCATAATATTCTATAAATGCAGATTCTAAGGCTAAAGCTTCTAACTCATTAACATTTTCGGTTAATTTTTCGTACAATATAGGAATGTTTTCGTCAATTAATTTTTTTATTTTATAATATAATTTATAATTTGTTTTATTGGGAATTTTTCCTAATCTAACATCCTTTTCATGTTTATACATTCGGTTCTTACAACCTTTACCAACATAAAAAGTCTTGCCGTCAGAAGAATCGACAAGTTGATAAGCGTAATACTTATTATCAAATTTTTCCATGTTCCATATATAACCTCGTTATTTTATCTTGATACTCTTTCATTTTATTAATTACTTTGGTTATCTGCTGCGTTTTGCAAGAAGAAATTTCTCTAATATAAAGATATAATGCTTTTTTATTGAAATAATCTATTCGATCACTATTTCTAAATAACTCCACAACGGCTTCCGCAATTTTCAAATCTCTTTTTTTAGAAAAAATATCATTTAAATTTTTTTCCCAATATTCTACCATCATCTTTATAAACTGTTGTGTCTCTACATTTTTATAGTGAGAATCTTCAGATTGTAATCTTACCGTGTTTTCTTCATTTTCTTCGCTAATATCTACATGTTGATTATATCGCTTGTAATTGGTATTATTATGAAAAATTAAATAGTTTTTTGCTATTATACTAAAATATGCAAAAGCTTTTCCTTTTCCAGATTCATACTTATGCAGATTTGCTACAAGATGAGATAAAGTTTCTTTTTGTACTTCTAACGGACCTACATCAAAATACGTAAATTTAAAAGTATTAAATATATTCTCTACCAATTTTTCCAAAGCAAATTTTATCTTAGTCTCAAAAATTTGATTTTTTATAAGATCGTCAACCTCGTTGTTGTAAGAAATAATTGCATCCTCAGTTTCTTTTGTAAAATACATTTTTCCTTTTCCTGAACGTTTTCTAACAACTTCGACCGGCTTAATATTGTTAGAACTAACTGAGTCGGTTATATTTATCACCTTAATTTTTTTTATTTTATTTTGTTTTTTAAAAAACTTTTTTGATTTTAAAAAAGACTTGGGTTTACTTATTTTGCGCACTTTTCGCATTTTATTCTTCTTTAGTAGTTTCTTCTTCATAAATTTTAGTCCTTAAATCTTTGATAATTTTCAATATGTCAGAAAATACAAAACCAACTTCATCATCTTTTTCAAATATTTGTTTTTCATCTACAAATTTTAACGCCTGATACGTTTCTTCAATTTGATTTTTATATCCTAAAATCCAAGCTTCGTAAATATCCACTTTAGTTAAATTTATACGAAATAACTTAAATAATATAATATTTCCAATTAAAGAAATTATAAACAATATAAGTAAAATATAATTCATTTAAATTAGTATTTTTCATCGTCTGAATCGTCTTCGACATATTCTTCTAGATAGTCTATCGACTCCAAAACATACTCCCAATCTTTTGTTTTGATTGATTTCTTTAATAATCTTAAAACCTCAGTTATATTTTCATCACCCATAATATAAACTATATATTAAAATCTTTTTCCAAAATCAATTATTTCTAAACAATCTAGAAAAAATATCATGCTTTCTAACGTTTTTATATTTAGCATTAGACGCATTCAGATTTCCCCCTACAATATTATGTAAACTTTTATTGTCAATAATTTTCTCTCCAACTATATTATTTTTTTTTTGTCTTCCAAAAATATAATGTTGTTATACGCCAATAACAAACAAATAGCCAACGGATCAAAAACCGATATCAATATAGAAATAAACCACTTTACTACTCTATCCATCGTTAAATTAAATTCATCTGCCACAAATTTAAAGGTAATTATATCACTTTGTTCTCTTCCCGATAATTTAAACTGATTAATAGTCTCATTTAACTTAAAAATTTCATCGTTTGCATCTTGAATTTTTTTGTTTTCTCCCTCAATACTTTTTTCGTTGCTGGAAATTAACTCCACCGTTTGAGACTGTATCTCCTGTAGCTGAATAGGATTTCTAGCTATAAATATATTCGTCATCGCCTCACTCAATCTACGTTCCTGCGAGATCCGCAAATCTTCAAGACTTTTTATTCTCGATTTCGATTGTGAAATTTTATCAACATATGAGGTTTTCTTAGATTCATATATTTGAATTTTTTCCTCGTTAGCCTTATCTGCCAACGAAGACCGTTGATACGATGCACTTAAATAACCAAATATACCCAATGACGTTATAAACATTAATACAATAACACTCAGTGTTAAATAAAACTTTAAAAGCCGGCGCGTGTCTTGCCAATATCTAAATAAATAAGTCGTCGCTACTAATTTACCTAACTCTAACGAAAATGCCATGATTATAGCCGATTGTTTAGAACCAGAAAATAACATCGCAATTCCAATTATAGAAAAATATGCCGCACACGCAGCAATAAATAATGAAGTAATTCCTACCAAATTTTTAAAATTAAACTTATTCATATTTTATAAATAGTGTAAAAATAAAAAAACCCTCGATTTGATCGAGGGTTAAAGGTCAAATATAACCTTTATTTTTAACTAATATTAACCTTTTTCTTGTTGGAAATATTAGTCGGTTTTAACTTTTTTAACACAATAGTTAATAACCCATTTTCAACTTTCGCATCAACTGTATCAGTATCAATATTTTCACTCAAACTGAAACTACGAACAAAACTACTATGCTTTAATTCACGATACGAATTACATATTACATCGTTTGTGTTATTTTTTGAAACTTTATTTCCTGTAATAGTTAACACTCCCGTTTCTATCTCCACATTAATATCAGCTTTAGTCAAACCAGGAATACCAGCCTCTATAATCACCAAATTTTCGTACTCGGTCACATTTATCTTAGGATATGCACCCTTTTCAAAAAAATCTACCCCAAATTCCTTGCCAAAATTCGGAGAAGTAGCTTTATAAAAATCATCAAAGATTTTATCAAAGGGTGTCAAAAATTCATCGCGAGATGTGTAACGAAATAACGGATTGCTTTTTATAATATTCATATTTTATCTTTCTATTTATGTACTCCACATGGATATACATCTGTGCCAACCCAACATAGGTGTTGACATATATACATATACACCAAAATAATATTATATCAAGAATTTTTAACAGAATTCCACGCGTCATATTCAACCCTACACGCCAAATAATCCGCATGGTGAATAATTCTAGGAAGATTGCTTTTTAAATCATGATCATTATTGTAATTCTTTAAATAAGAAGTGTTCGACTCATTATATAAACCATCCGACAACTTTATAGCCAAAGTTTCTCTCCAACTACACTTAATTTGATATTGCTGCAAAATATATAACGCCCTATCCGCAACATCCATATATTGCAAATTTGAATTAAATTTAAATGCCTCACCACGATTTTTAATATACCAATCGTTATCCTGTGGCAAATAATACTCTCCCTGCTGCTTGTCACCCAACTTTCCTAAATCATGATGCAACGCCGAAAACGCCAACTCCTCATCCGTAAAATCTATCGTAGCCCCCATCACTTCCCACAACTTCTTTACCCCCAAAGACGCCCGATATACATTATTAATATGATCCAAATAACCACCAATATATGCATTGTGAAAATGTAACTTTGAAGAAGCCGGCGCGGTAATCAAACGCAATCCAAACTGATCTTCATCGTATAAATATAACAACCTTTCAAGTCTCTCTCCCGAAAATAAAGACTTTATTAAAGATAAAAAATTTTCGTAGTTTGTTTGTAATTCAACCTCAGTATATTCTTTCATCCGCCCATATTAACTCAATTCAATAACTATTCAACTTATTTTAAATACAATAACTTTTTCTTTATAATATACGCCAACTCATTAATTTTAGCAAAATCAACGTCTCCATTCTTTGCCTTCTCAAATGAAATTTTTAAAATTTCTTCTAAAAGATCATCTATACTTTTAACATTGTCATTCATATAAATTAATGAAGATTAATCCAACTTCCACCAGAATAAACCTGAAGAAATCCTGTTGATGAATTGTATATTATACTTCCATTTTTCAAATTAACTAAATTATTAATCTGTGTATTATTATATGATCTTATATAAAAGGCTTCACCTTCTTCTCCACCCGATCTAGCGACATTAGCAGTGTCAGAAACAGAAGAACTCGTCGCGATACCCGCAGATATGGCGACATCCGATGTAAATGCTCTTTCTGACACAGTAGAAATTTCAGCCGATTCCGCATTTAATGCGTGAACGGCTTCTTCGGGTATGACTTTTTTGGACAAATATCCAGAAAACTCATGTATGCTCATGTTTTTGGTCTCAGAGAAACTTCTATCTACCACCACTAATAAGTCCTGAGTATCAAGACTTCCAGACGTCATTGGAGTCAATTCAGTAATTTTTTTATTAGACATATATCAGAAGATAAATAGTCTTTAACCCATCTTTTTCATTTTTTTAATTAAAAATTTAACCAGTTTAGACCTAACAATGTCATCCTCAGTAAATTCAAAAGTATATACTCCGTTTTCTCGACTATCCTCATCCGAAAATAATTCAATCATTTTTTTAAACCCACTCTTGTTTCCAATATCAGATTGATCCGGATCACCTAATATAAATAATTTGCTGAACTCTCCAACTCTGGTTACCAATGTCACCAATTCTTTAGTAGTCATGTTCTGCGACTCATCTGAAATAATAACTTTAGCATTCCAATTCAACCCACGCAAAAATCCTACCGGCACAGAATCAATATGTTCATTCTTTTGCAAAAAATCAATGTCGCTTCTATTTAAAAATTCCTCAAGCTTGTCAATCAATGGTTGCAAATATGGCGCCATTTTTTCGTGACTTTCTCCAGGTAAAAAACCCAACTTGCTATCACTACTCTCCACCGCACTTCTAATATAAAGCAAATCACTAACCTTACGATCATTTAATAACTTTAACGCACTCAATATCGCAAGATATGTTTTGCTCGTGCCAGCCGGACCAGAAACAAAAATTATCTTGCTTTCTTTATTTAACGCCAATTCCAAAAACAATTTCTGCTTGTCAGTTAAAATTTGCTGTTCTTTTATGTTTATTTTTAATGAAATCTTTTTATCCTGATGAACGTGTGAACTACGATCGATAAGTTTATGTTTTTTCATACTTGTTGTTTAACCTTACATTTATTTTTTTAATTTTATTGCATAACTCATAATGCTCATTTTCAATACAATAATCATATATCTCTTTAATATTGCATAAAAAATTCTTACGATCTAACGTAACAATAAAATCGCTATTCTCAAATTTGAAAACTTCAACGACAGATAAACTTTTATCAATCGAATGATTAATCGATTCAATTACGTTCTCCAATAAAACTAAACGATGATTTTTTATGTAGGCTTGAAGCTGCTCGTCATCCGATGGTAAAATCAACGGCGTATATTTAAATTTATTCATAAAATGAATACCAATAATAAATATCTAAAAAAATACGTTAAATGAATTATTGCAAAAAAAAATCCGACCCAAATCAGGCCGGACTCAAAATAAATTTTACTTTGCTTACTTTTTTAAATTATGCCGATCAGAAATCGAAACCCTTGACGTAGGATCCCAATTCAAAGTCAGCCGATTCCAATAATCATACTCGGAAATCGCCAACTCTTTAGTATCATAATCTCGATCAGATACTCGATGACCATCCCTAATAACGCAATACTTCTTAATATTAACGTTGCTCTTATTACCCTGATTTTGTTTTTTATTAGTGTTTTTTTTCGTATCACTCATACAACCTCACTCTAACATTAACTTTCTACTTGTCAAATACAATCTTCTCAATCGCCAATAATAACGCTTTTTTATCACCGTCCGATGCAATAATCAATTGCTTGATCTTCTCTAACTTAACCTCATTACCAATCGCATAATCAACGTCTTCCATGTAAATATTATCCATAATTAACCTTTCAATAAAATTTTATCCTTCACATCCCGCCCAAGAAATTCCACAATCTCTTTCTTCGCAGCCGCATTTATGATAAACATATCATTCCACGGATTTCCTGTTTTCAAAATCTGCCAACACCAACAAATACGATTAAACCAACTTAATCGATTACGACTAAATCCAGAATTCCAAACCGTTAAATAATGCTGGTTATACTCACGATCATATTCCAATTCCAATAAATGACCATAACACTCACATTTTATAAACTTATTCATACTTTTTTAATATTTATACCAGAATGAATGAGTATCCTATGAAAAGAAGAATACTTCACATTCTGTTTCATAGTATATGCATACTAAGAATATCCTGCCAACTTATTTTAAATAAAATAAATAAAAAAAATTATTGGCAAAAATTAAAATTCTTTGCCCACGGAATAATAAGATCGTTAAAGTAAAATCTAAACTAATACAGAATATTCTCGGCGTTACTCAAGCACAACCAACGTGAAGGTGATATTCTACTGTGCTCTGGAGATGTCGGGAGTTGAACCCGAGTCCAATAATTATACAAATTACCTGACTACACGCTTATAGTTTTTAATATTTTCGTAAAAACAATTCTAAAACTCAAAAGTTGTTTATCTTAAGATTTATATTTCAACATTAACTTAAATCACTTTTTAATGCCAATCACAATAATGTCATAATTAAAACTATTGTGCATCATCCTAATTATGGGTGACTTATAATTAAGCCACAACAAGAACTTCTTCCTCAACAGGAATGAAGTCATATGCGATTACGTTTTTAGCGTTTATCTTCTTGATAGATTCTTTACGAGGCCAACTATCATCCCCGACGTGCCAAATACTCTCTCTAACTATTGTCGAAACCATTACATCCCCATCAAATTCAAAGAACAGCCTAATCTAAATCTATTTTTTTCCATCTCCCAAAATTTGTGCAACAATCATGTCAGATATAGCTTCACGATCCGCAGCGTCCAACGGAGCCGGTTCAATAGAATTTATATCCACCTTCACAACAACTTCGTAATTATAATTAGTTCCCTCTAACTCAACCGTACCTTTTCTTACTTCATCAGTATTCTCAGTTAAATATTCACGCACACATTCTCTTATAATAGACTTTAATTCAGATATTTTCATTTTCATATTAAATAAATATTTAAAAAAAAATAAACCGTCGAAAAAATTCAACGGTTTATCTCATTATTTAACTTTCACTTGCTTTTTAGAAACTTACTTTAACACCAGTGGTAAAAGCCAAATTTCCATCAAACCTACGTGCAGCCAAAGCCGTATCAGACGTCACATACCCAATATCAATATATGGCTTCAAATACTTGACTCCGGTATAAGCTAACGTACCACCAGCAGTGTAACTTGTATGCTTGTCATACAAATATGCCTCAACTCTAGGAGTTAACTCAACCTGCCCCAAGGTAAAAGTACGATCAACTCCCAAGGTAGCACCAAACAATTGCGTGTCAAAATCACGCGCCACCCTCACATATGGAGTCGCCAATGTAGTCAATATCGGAAACTTGTTCAAACGAAATCCACCATACGCAGTAAAAGTATCGCTAAACGCACCACCTATCATACGCTTCTCAACACCACCTACCGCAGTAACTTCAATCGCACCGTTTCCAAGCTTACGTGAAACATTCGCATCAAAAACCGCCTGTTCAGCGTTCTCGCCACGAATAAAATACGTAACTCCCAACTGTGGCGTCAAAAAAGAGTTTTCTAACGCAATCGTGGAAGCCACAAACGCACTGTTCTTTTGAAATTGCAAACCAAGATGATTCGCACGCGTCGTATAACCAGAATCAAACGCAACTCTAGGAGTCACTACAAATTCTGGCTTTGCAACCGCACGAGCCGTTAATGGATCCGCAACCACATTACTAGTCGCATTTGCAGACGCAGCTGACAGTTCATTAAAACCTGTCAACATAATCAACATTATTACTATATTTTTTACTGTTTTTATCATATTTTTTTTCCTTTTCATTTAATCGAAACTAAATTACACATTCAATTTCAATCGTGGATAACTATATCCTATATAACAAAAACATCAATTATAATAATATCACAAACTGTAACTCATTAATAACCAATAACTTATAAAAATATAAAATAATCAAAAATCTACCACCACACACCTACAATATATCCCAAATCTATAAAAAATATACCTTTTACACCACCTCTCACAAAAAAATATTTACTCCACCAACTGTCGCTTATTTTATCTCGTAAAATTATAAAATATCTCCAGATTTTATCACAAAATCAAAAATAAAACAAATATCTAACTTAAAATCTCCCCTATAAAAAATTTTCCCCCCGGTTTTTTTCAAAAAATTAACAAATAAACAAAAAACTATATAACAAAATACGCTTTTTATAAAAAAAAAGTCTTATAAAAAATACTCGGTGTGTGTCGGGTGACTCTGGCCCAAAGTTGGGGTTGGGGGACCCCCTATTCAGAAGTAGGGGGGTACCGTCATTTTAGGGGTATTCTTCGGGGCCAGGGGGTGGGGGAGCATATATGTTTGGTAGGCTCCTCGCGGTGGGTATTTGTTGGGTGGGGTGGTCTTAATAGCAATGTTTGGGGGCAAAGAGCGGTGGAGGGGATAATAAACAAGGGTGGTTAGTTATGGTAGGAGGGCATAGGTGTTTGAGTTTGTGGGAGGGTTTTTATATTTTATAATGTGGGGGGTAATAATAATTATCTCAATCAACTGAGTCTAAAGATATGATTAGGATTACCGCGAAGATTATTACGATAATAAAGATCGCTAAGATTTCTTTCACAATTTTTAAATTGATACAGAGTTAATCAATTATTTTATAAACCACTGAAGCTCGGCCTCGGGCTGACTTGGCTTTTACTCGATCGGCGATGACGATGCGACCAGTGGATACGAGTTTTTTAATTTCCATATAGGCGAGTGGTTGGGTCCATTGTGGATTGACCTTGAGCAATTGTTTCATGGTAAATCCGTCGTGTTGAGTGGGTAGGGATAGAGTGGGTCGAATTGTTTTGGGTCGGCCTTTGGATTTCTTGGGAGTTAGAACAACGGCTTTGAATTGTTCTTTAGGAATGACGGGTGTAGATTCTGATTTGACCAACTGATTGAGTTTATTGATTGCGGCGGATTTGTTTCCGAACGACCAGGCATAATGTCCCCATTGAGAAGTTCCGGGATATCGTTCTTCGTCTTCGGCGAGGGTTTGTTTGAAGATTTTGGTACCTGCTTTGAGGGTACGAATGACGATGGTTTCGTAGTCTTTTACTTTACCGTCACAGCAACGTTCATAGACTGCGAATTTTCCATTACGTTGAACTTGGGTATAGGTTAGAGGATTGGCAGAAAATCCACCTTCGCCGCTGACAAACTGTGTTTCGAGTGTTTTCATGTTTCAGACAGTATGGACTTATTTTATAGAAAGTCAACCAATTATTCTTTTAATTTGTTTGTGGAATTTTAACGAACGGTTGAGTAAGTGTGTTTACGATTCAACACCCACCGAATTGCACCAACGGTATGAGTATTCCACTTGTAGCAATGGGCATCCATTTCTAAATTCATGGAAGCTTCCATGGAGAGGCTGTCATAACCCATGGTGAAGTTTTCAACGGCGATCTTTTTAGCCTTGGGGAATTTGATGAGGGCTTTCGTGATTAGTTCGTTGTTCATTGTGAAAATAGAATAACAGTTTATTAAAATAAGTCAAGCCCTATCATTCACACCACAATCAATCAGAAATTGTTTGTTATCAAAATCCACCAATTCGGCGGATAGTGCCTTCATGAACG